AGAAGTTGCGCCACCAGCAGATCTTATTTGTACATTGGCTGCAACTGTACTATATCCTGATATTGCACTAGCACTTTTAAAGCTATTTGCTCCGTCTGGATCAGAACCACTTGATACTCTATATGTAGCTTCTACTATATTACCATCTGTTAATTTTCTTCCAAATGTATCATTACCAAAAACTAATTCATAACTACCATTTGCAGCTGCTTGTAGAAAGAAAACATTAGAAGTACTTGTTACATCAAATAAAGAGTTAGCTCTTGTCCATTCTGTATTAGTAGTATCTGTATTAGATGCTCTGACATTTACAGTAATACTTGAACTATCAACATCAAAGTTATGAATATAAAAAGTATTAGAAGTACTATTTGTAACATAGTACTCTGTAATAATTTCACCTTCATATATTGCAACATTAGATGCTGTGTAATTATTATTTGAATATGCAGTTATAGATGAATTTGTTGAGAACGTATATGTATTATCACCTACTGTTGTTGTAAATTCTGTTAGTCTTGGAATGTCAATACTATGAGGACTATCATCAGGTGTTATTGTTACATCTACGTATGCTACAGATGATGAATAAGATGTTGGAAGATAGTTTAATAATTTAGCATGTGAATATATACTATCTCTTATTTGCGCACTATCTAAAAACATTTCAGATGCTACATGATTTAAATATACTCCATTGTAATGTGTGTTATAAGCAAGAATGTCCAATAGAACATTCATATTTGAACCTTCAAAATTAAAATCACTAAACAATGATTGACTGGATAGATAGTTTTTTAAGTTGGATTTGATGGTGTCAAAGTCAAGGTTTGCTACCATAAATTCTGAATTTGATGCAGTTGCCATTATTTTTACCTAGTTCTTTCCAGAATCAACTGTAGTGTTGCTGGTTCTGATATATTTTTTATTGTAAAATGTATTGTTAAACTTATGCTGTTACCATCTATGTTTGGTGATACTATAGTTGTTAATAAATTAGCTCTAGGCTCATATTTATCTATTACTTCTTTAACATATGATTTACATAATGAATGTGTTATTGGTGTAAAATTTTCAAATAATAACGCTTTTAAATTAGATCCAATAAGAGGTTGATACGGTCTCTCATAAAAATCAGTTAACAATAAATTTCTTATTGATTGTTTAACAGCATCTTCGTTTGTTTTTCTATTCAATTGGCCAGTATTTGTATGTCTTGAAAAATCAGTAAAAAAATCAGAGTACACCTCAGTCTTAATTGTATTAGCTGTTAATGTTTGTGTTTTTGACATATGTTTTGACCTATTGTTACTTTATATTATTTATACATATTTTATTCATTGGGGTCATAATCTTCTTCTGCAATAAAACTTCCATCATTTTCTTTTAGTACTGCTATTTTTAAACCACCACTTTCTACATAAGCCTGACCATTAGCAAAAGATTTAATATCAGTATTTTTATTTACTTCTAGTCTATTATTAACAAATGTAGGTGCTGTATTTGTTCCTATTTGTGGTGCAGTCTCATCTATTTTAGAAGAAGGTGTATAAGAATGTAATGAACCAAGTGAGTTAGATTGGTCATCTCTATTAGGTGTACCCATTTTTATTGTAGGTACATCAGGTTCTTCTCTAGCATTGTAGCGAGGTTCAATAGGTTTTTCACCTAATTTTAATGCTTTTAAAAAAGGATTACCACCTTCATCAAATTGTTTTTTTATTTCAAAATTACCCACATGCATATGTGGATTTGCAAGACCACCTGACATACCTTCTATAACTTTACCATCTAGTTCTTGTCCTGTAAGATCTTTCATAATTTTTGCAGGTATTGCAGGAGCACTAGGTAATGATGGGGTTGATATATCAGGAAGCATAGAATCACAACCAGGTAATCTAAAAGGTTCAAAATTTAATAATTCACCTAGACCAAGCCAATCCCCAATATCAAAACCACCATTTATAGATATACCAAGATCTATGCTTGGAAAATCAAAACCAAAGTCTATTGGAGGAAGTCCAAAACCTGGTGGAATAATTTGAAGATTATCCATTAAATCTTGTAAAGCATCTGTTAATGAATTATCAAAAAGTGCAGACAATAATTTTTCTGTAAGTGATTCAAAACTAGCGTTTAAATTATTACCACATTTTATACCTTCATTAACTTTATCTTGAATAGTACCTCTATGAGTAGCAACAAAATCTTTAACACCTTCTGCTGTTAAATCACTAAAGACAATATCTCTATAACTTGTGACAGCAGTATCAGCAGCTTCTTTTTGAGCTAACCTTTCATTGTCTTTACCAATGTTTGCCAGATTTTCTTTTACTGCTTCTATACTGTATCCTGCCATTGTTTCCTCTAATTCAAGTTAATTTTGCCACCATTAATATCAACTTCAGTACTGGAAGTAATATCAACTTCAGTAGGTGCAGTAATACCAATTGTAGTATTAGAATCTATATCTATAGATTGTACTGCATTAATATCCATAGTGGTTCCTGTATTAGCTAAAAGACCTTCCGTTGCATCTATGTTAACATTACTTACTGCTCTTATATTTAAATTATTACTTGTACCAAATGTAATATTATCACCGGACATTATTGCAGTTTCACTTGTTACTGTTTTAAAGCTATCACTAAACACAAAATGTTGTTCGTGTCCTGTAATTGTTTTTTCTTCATTACCACCTACATCTTCAGTAAAATTATTACCAATCAATGTTGTTTTATCTACACCTACACGAAGACTTTTATTTTTATTTACATTAGTAGCCATATCAGATAATACCTCTGTATGTTTTGTACCTTGAACTTTTTGTGTATAGTTACCTTTAACATTAAGACTATAGTTGCCATCTACTTCAACATACATATCACCACCAGTATCATCTTTAGGATCTTTGTGGACATACAATCTAAGATCAGCATTGTTAACAGTAATATTAACATTACCACTAACCACCATATTTTTATCACACATTACAACTTCATAGTCATCACCTACAACTTTTGTTACTCTTGTACCATTAGGTTGTATTTCTTCAAATGTTCCACTGTTATGATATTTGTGTAATCTACCAGCTCCTGGAGAGTCGTCTACTTCAAATATATGTCCTGACTCAGTTACATTAACATGATTTAATGGATACTTAGATTCACCACCATATTCTGGACTAGCTTTATTATGATTGACTTCCCTTAAATTTATTGGGTCTTTTTCACCACCTACTTGACCACCATATCTTGGATTAGGTTCATTATAATAATTTCTTTTCCAATATATGTTAGGATTTTTACCAGAAGGTGGACCATCTTGTATTGATTTTACTTGAGGAGGTACAGCAGTTGGTATTTTTATTTCTCTATGTTCTTTTTTATTAGCTAAATTATGCTCACCAGCACGTCCTGTATATGCACTACTATAACCTACGCTGTTTATATCATTACCTCTTGCTAATTTGTTTACATCACTTTCACCTGGTTCAATAATTTTTGGATACACACCATTAGGATCACTAAAGCCATAAGTTGTATTAGGATTATCAGTTGGTGCACCAACCATAGTACCTAATATCATAGGTTCTTCTAAACCTGATCCATCTAAAAATAAACCAAATACCCATGCACCTTCCACTAGTCCTGTAGGACTTGTTCCTACACCACTTATAGAAGCACTAGTAACTGGCATTAATGGTATCGCCCAAGGAAGATCATCTGTACTAATATCACTTTTTATATCTGTATGAATTCCATAACATCTAACTTTTACACGACCCAATTTCAATGGATCGTTTCTATCTTCCACTACTCCTATAAAATATTGAAAGCCTTGTAATTGTTGAGCAGAAAATTGTGTTCTAATTGGCATAATATATTATCCTAATAACTTGTTTTTGTACTATTGTGTTTTTTCTGAATACCAGATTTAGATAAACCTAAACTTGTTATCATTTCTGTTCCATCTACAATATGAGTAACAGAATTAATAAACCAAGTTCCAGAAAATATACTTGTTTCTTCTGATTGTGGACTTGCTTCCGATACATTTAATCCTATGCATTCACCAGGTTTCAATGTAACATCTCCATATACGTCTATTATTGTTCTATAAGATGAAAGTATATCTAAATAAGCTCTTTGATGACCTACTACTTTATCAATATTATTACCTTGTATACTATCTTTTGTTATTGTGTATTGAAAAGGATTTTTTTTACCAAAAGTTTCAAAAAAACTTTTAGAAATATTTTGTAAATTGTTTGTATGAGAATATTGATTATATGTTTTATCAATAGACATGTGTGTATCAATAGTTTTTTTTCTCATATAATCAATTGTTCTTACAGAATTAGAAAATGTTCCGTTAATTATTCTATCATGAGCACTTGTAATTGTCAAGGGTCTTTGAGTTTTTACATTTCTATAACTTGCAATTGTTTTTGGAGGTTCAGATACAGTTAAAGGATCAATATTAAAGTTAGCTCCTTCTCTTTTTGTTTGTTCTAAACGATATTCTATATTTGCAAAATGAAATCCATCTACATTTTCAAAAAATCTATATGCAGATCCTTTATAATAAGGTCCACCCCATGCACCACTAGCCATTCTTAGACATGCATCAATAGGTGTCAATCCTGGTATAATTTTACCAGGACTACCGTAAGATTCATCAACTTCAAATTTTCTTTCTTTCCATATTGTAAATCCACCACCATTTGCTTGTTTTAAAATCCTGGATGTTGGACTATTTGTAATATTTCTTTTAAAAATAGTTTCTGCAATTTCAGATTCTGTTTTTGCAAAGTATTTGTTTATATTTTCTAAATTGCTAACTAATAATTCTTTTGTTGAACAAAATATTGTATATTTAGTTCCTGCTCTTTTAACATCAGGAGTTATAGTAGAAACATCCCTTACATGAAATAAAAGATCAATTGCCTGTCTTTGTGTGCGTTCAGGAGAATTTAATTTTATTTTAACAAATTCTTCACCGCTTAAACCGTGCTTATTAATTCTTTCAAGTATTGCACCAACATCCGATATTGTAATTGTTAATGTTATTGTTGGAAGATCAATAGATTGTTGTAATGTGAATGTTTCAAATCTATTTGCAGGTGATGTTAAGTCTGCTACATCTGTAAAATTAGCACCAGGTCCTCCATCACTAACAATTCTACCTAATAATAATTCAGATAGAACATATTGACCTATTGGAAAAGGACGTCCAGGATTAGCATGCATATCTTTTTCAAGTGGATCAGTAATTGTACGAACTGGTTTACCAGGTCCACTATTAGTAGTGCTAACTTTCCTTCTTTTATTCTTTTGTATGGCGTACATTATTCATCCATTAAATTTTTCAACTGCGCATCTATTAAAGGAATATAAACTCTATCAATTAATTTTATATTTCTTCTATTATCATTAATTTTATCCCAATATGAATATGCATCAATTGAATCATAATTACTTGATGACACACCATTTGATACAACAAGAGAATCTGCTGATACTGTTATATTTTTAGTTTTATGTTCACAATGTATGGTAGTTGCTTTTGCTGTTGCTATACTTCCATATTTTTTAATTAAAAATTGTTCGAACATATATGTAGTTTGTGGCCATTCCCAATAAGGATCAAGTATATCATTAGCTAAAAGAATTAAATAAGCATAAGCTGGATCTCCGTAATAATTGAATGCTACAGACTCTACTTTATCAGCTTCTTTTACAACATAATTTAAAAGATTAAATGTACCATCTTTTATAAGTGCATTTAATTTTAAACCTACTGCAAGGTTTGTTATTTCTTTATTTAAAAATGTTGTTTTAGGATATTCTAAAAAATGTGTCATATTATTGAGCTATCCCTTTATAATCTTCTGATGTGGGGCCAAGACCCGCTTCATCAACATCTGTACCTGCACCATAATCTTCTCTTGTCCAAACTTGTGTTTCTGTAAAGTCTAATTTAATTTGTATGGCTGTTGGAGCTCCTGTTCCACCATAAAATGAAGGTAACCCATCAGGTGCAAAATTAAACTGTGCGTTATTTAATATTGAGGCTTCTTTAAAATTATATAGATAATTTTGTGGAGAAGTCTTACTACCTGCAGAAACTAAACTTATATCACAATCATTAGGAAAACTAAACAATAAACCACTTGATGATTTAGATGGTAACATATTAACCCTTAAAGCTCTAATAATATCATTTAAAGTTTTTGATTCTTGTTCATTTGCTGGAGATAATTTCCATGTGAAGCTGTGTGTTTTCAAACCAACCCCTTTGAATATTGCTGTAATAAAAGGATTAGGAACAGATCCAAGTAATTTATTAAGTGTTATAGCTGTGGCAGATTGTTCTTCTCTATCGGTTGCTGTAAATGCTTGAGCTATACCTTCAAAATCTGTATCTCTGTATATTGATTTTCCTACATTAAACATACCTTTACCAGCAGATTTTAATGTCTCTAAAAAACCATCATTTAAATTAATATCTGTTTCTTCTAAAACTTTTTGTGCTATTGCACCACTAACTGCACCAAGCTCAAATTGATTCAAATCAATATTTTGTGTATCTACTAAATTAGCGGGTACAGGTAAGAATATTTTATCTACACTATTTCTATTACTTTTTTTAGCTGATTTGTTCATACCGGGATATGAAAAAAATTCTAATTGCATCATATGATGTTCATGTAAATCAGAAGGAAATTTTAAAGCAAGGTCCTTACCACCGCTTGTACCCATATTATTTTTATTTTCTTCAATTACTTTAGCAGGATCTTGTCCAGCTTTAATTCTACCAAAACTAGTTCCTAAACCGGTTTGTGTAATAGTAGCTGGGGTTGGTGTTCCTAATGTCATAACTGTTGTTCCTTTTGACTAAATATATTTATGAGTTATAAAGGTAGATATAAACCAATAAACCCATCTAAGTATAAGGGTGATCCCACTAACATTATTTATAGAAGTTTGTGGGAGCGTAAACTTATGTCCTATTTAGACAATCATAAAGACATCTTACAGTGGTCAAGCGAAGAATTTTTTATTCCTTATAGAAGTCCTCTGGATAGAAGACTCCATAGATACTTTCCAGACTTCTGGGTTAAAAAGAGGTCTAAGGATGGACAGATAAATAATATATTAATAGAAGTAAAACCTAAGAAGCAGACTTTACCACCTGAAAAGAAAAAAAGAAAAACTAAAGGGTATATTAAAGAAGTAATGACATATGGTGTTAATGAAGCTAAATGGAAAGCTGCTATAGAATTTTGCAAAGACAGAAGATGGGATTTTAAAATTATGACAGAGGATCATTTATTCTAATGGTAGCATATGTATTTCAAAGATTACTTAATAGAGGTGTACCACCTTCTAAAGATGTATCAAAAGTAAAAGATTGGTTTGCTGATAATACTGTTAGAGTATCGCAAAATAGAATATTAACAGGAGATGTTAATAGACAATCTAATAAACCTTTTCCTGGTAGGTTATGTATGTTTACCTATAAAGCTAAAGGTCAAAAAACTTTACCATACTATGATAGGTTTCCTTTGGTGTTTCCTATTCAAATTAAACGTGATGGTTTTATGGGATTAAACTTACATTATCTTCCACCACCTGAAAGAGCTAAGCTAATGGATGCCTTGTGGCCATATATTAGTGATGATCAAATGCCAGATGATGCAGTATTAGAAGTATCATATAGAATATTAAAATCAGTGTCAAGATTAAAATACTACAAGCCATGCATTAAACACTACCTAAATAGTAATGTAATGTCTCGCTTTGTACAAATAGATCCGTCAGAGTGGAACATGGCACTATTCTTACCAACAGAAAGATTTGTTGGACGTAGTAAGAATATAGTATTTGAAGAATCGTTAAGGAAAGTATAAATGGGGTTAACTAATTTTGGTTCCACAATAAGCGGAATAGCAGGTCTTGGTTCTGGAATAGCACAATCTTTGTTTGGAGGAAGACGTCAGGGTAAGGACTCTGCTTTAAATATTAATAAACTTTCTTCTGAAATTGGCCAATATGGTGGTCTTTATAAACCAAATTTATTTGTGGTAAACGTAAGACCAAAAAATCCAGTAAAGTTTTTTGCAAATGCTATATCTCCAACATTGCCATCTAGCTTAACTAATATGCGCGGTGAAGAAAAGTTTGAGTATCAAAGTATGTTTTTATGTACATCAGTTAGTTTACCAGGTACACAAATAATAGCTAGTGATCATAGAAGACAAGGTTATGGTACATTTGATAGACGTCCTTATACAGGTGTTGTTACAGATACACAACTTACATTTTTTGTAGACAATGATGGTTACTTATTAAACCATTTTGATCGTTGGACAAATGCAATCTTTAATAAAGATGCACGTGCTGAGCATGGAACAGATACTGCAGGAAAACATTTGTTTGAAATTGGTTATAGAGATGATTATCTTTGTGAAGTAGACATATTATGTTTAACAGGAGATAAGACAGCTGAAGGTGGTTTTCTTACTAACGCTTGTTTACATTACACACTACGTGAAGCATTTCCAATGATGATTGGTGACATATCGTTAGCATGGGCTGAGACAGATGCTTACTCAGTATTACCCGTTCAATTTTCTTTTAGATCATATGATGTAAAGAGAATAAGTATAGGTGAAAGACCAATAAATCCTTTTGGTACAAATGCACTTGGTCTTAATGAAGTACTTGGAATTATTTCTGGTGTTGCTGGTTCAATAGGATCATTTAGAGGTGCTTCAAAACAATCTATTCTTATGAATGGAATTAATTTATTAAACAATAGAAAGGTATTAAATAACACAAGTAGCGTCTTTTAATATTTAATACATAATGGAGAAATAATATTATGGCTTTACCAAAAATACAACATCCACTTTTTGATTTGACCATACCATCCACAAAACAAAAAATAAAATTTAGACCTTTTCTTGTAAAAGAAGAGAAAATTTTACTATTGGCTCAAGAGTCAAATAATGTTGGAGGAATGGTACATGCAATTAAACAAATAATTTCTAATTGTGTGGTTGAAGATATAAAGGTAGATAAACTACCGTCATTTGATATAGAATATATTTTTATACAAATACGAGCAAACTCAGTTGGTGAAACAGCTAAGTTACGAATAACAGATAAAGAATTAGAAAAACCTTTATTAGTTGATGTAGATTTAAGAGAAATTAAAGTACAATGGCAAGAAAATCATAAACAACATATTGATATTACTAATGATATATCAATAGATATGAAATATCCTACATATGATGATGTACTCAATTTATCTACAAATAAAGAAGAAGAAAATCAAGAAGGTCCAATAGCTGATCAGACATTTGAAATGATAACAAATTGTATTGATAAAGTTTATAGTGGTGATAATCAAGAAACAATTCATGAACTTAAAGATTATACAGATGAAGAATCTAAAGAATTTTTAGAATCTTTACCATCAGAGGCTTTTAAAGAAATTCAATTATTTTTTGATACCATGCCTAAACTACAGCATACAATAGAATATAAAGTTAAAAATAAAATTAAAAAACATACATTTAGTGGTATAAATGATTTTTTTATCTAGGCCTGAGTCATACTAATGCAAAAAATTACTATTCTCAAATATTTGGCTTATCACAACACCATAAATATAGTATAAGTGATTTAGAAAACATATATCCTTTTGAACGTGACATATATTATGGAATGTT